AGATTATTAAGTTTTTTGAAAACATGCATAAATCAATTGATATCTATTATTCTAAATGATATAAATATAACTCAATGATTTATTTCTTTAATATATTTGGAGAATATTATGTCTTTAGAACCAAATGGTGTAGTAATCAAAACTGAAGATTGTGATGAAGCTATAGTCGATTGTGATCTGTCTTATATAAGAGAATATTCTGAATTAAATCTATCAGATGTTTCTATAGTTGGTGGTAAAAATGCTTCTCTCGGTGAAATGTATTCGGAACTCACTGAATCTGGTATTAATGTACCTAATGGATTTGCCATAAAGGTAGATGGTTATACTGATTTTATTGAACATAACGATCTTTCAAATAAAATTGAAGATATACTAAAGAACGTTGATATTGATGATATAGACTCATTATTTGAAATAGGTAAAACCGTTAGGTCGTGGTTTATTAATGGGGAAATGCCGGGAAGGTTAGAATCAGAGATACTTCAATCATATTACGAACTCGGTGGTTCTGTCGCTATTAGATCTTCAGCAACTACAGAAGATTCATTATCAAATTCGTTTGCTGGACAATTAGAAACATATCTCAATGTATTCGGTGCTGTTGATGTTATACATGCTTGTAAATTGGTATTTGCTTCATTATTTACAGATAGGGTTATATCATACAGAATATCTAATGGTTACTCACACAAAGATGTAAAAGTTTCAATCGGTATTCAGGAAATGGTTCGTTCTGATAGGGGTACTGCGGGTGTCATGTTCACACTCGATACTGAATCAGGATTTGAGGATGTAGTATTAATTACTGGTGCATATGGGTTAGGTGAAAATGTAGTGTCTGGTAATGTTAACCCAGATGAGTTTTATGTATTTAAACCAACATTGAAAGAGGGGTATAATTCTATTATACAACGACATCTTGGTACTAAATTAGTCAAAATGATTTACTCAGAGTCTAATAGAACAAATAATATAGAAGTTGATAAATCTATGCAACATGAATTTTGTTTAAGTGATGATCAAGTTATATCATTAGCTAAATCGGCAGTAATTATTGAAGATCATTATTCTAAGAAATATGGTAAAAAGACCCACATGGACATAGAATGGGCAATTGACGGTATAACCGATGAAATATTTATAGTTCAATCTCGTCCAGAAACAGTTCATTCTGCGGATTCTGAGTGTGCTGACGAAGTGTTTACGTTAAAACGTATATCACATGTGATTACTACAGGTAAACCTATTGGTTCTAAAATTGGTTCTGGTACATCATCTATAATTAATGATGTGTCTGATATGAATCAATTCAATGAGGGTGATATATTGGTAACCGATATAACAGACCCAGATTGGGAACCAATAATGAAGAAATCCTCTGGTATTATTACTAATAGAGGGGGTAGAACTTGTCATGCTGCAATTATAGCAAGAGAATTGGGTATACCTGCCGTGGTTGGGTGTGATGACGCTACTTCAACAATAAAAAATGGTGAAGAGATAACAATATCTTGTGCTGAAGGTGAGATTGGATATGTTTATAATGGATTATTACCATATACTACTGAAAGAATAGACTTTTCATCATTTAAACCAACAAAAACTAAATTAATGCTCAATCTCGGTAACCCAGATATGGCATTTAAAATATCAAAATATCCAAATGAAGGCATAGGATTGGCCAGATTAGAATTTATTATTAATTCTCGTATCGGTATACACCCAAATGCAATACTTAATTGTGAACTCTTATCTGATGAGATGTATGATTATATAATGGAAAAAACAATTGGGTATTCACGTCCAACACAGTTTTATAGAAGTAGACTCGCAGATGGTATTGCCACTATTGCTGCTTCAGTATACCCTAAACCAGTTATATTTAGACTATCTGACTTTAAATCTAATGAATATTCTCATTTATATGGTGGACAACTCTATGAACCAATAGAAGAAAATCCTATGCTCGGGTTTAGAGGTGCATATCGATACAATTCACCTGAATTTAAACTTGCATTTGAGTTGGAATGCTCTGCGATAAGAAAAGTTATCCTAGAATATGGATTAAATAATATACAAGTAATGGTTCCTTTTATTAGAACTGTAAATGAGGCAAAAAATGTAATACAATTATTAAAAGATAATGGTATAAAATCAGGGGAAAATGGTATTAAAATCATATTTATGTGTGAAATACCAGCAAACGCACTATTGGCAGATGAATTCTTAGAATATTGTGATGGTTTCTCTATAGGATCTAATGATTTAACTCAATTAACACTTGGAGTAGATAGAGATTCTTCCAATATTGATGGATGTGACGAAAGGAATGAAGCAGTACTTAAATTAATGGAAATGGCAATAAAATCATGTAAAAAACATGGTAAATATATTGGAATTTGTGGTCAAGCACCATCAGATTTTCCAGAAATAACATCATGGCTAGTCAATCAGGGGATTGATTCGCTGTCACTTAACTATGATTCTATTTTAACAATGAATAATGTTGTTAGATCGGTAGAATCAGAAATATTTGAAATATAGGATAAGATTATGATTAAAAAACTGTTAATTTGGGTTGTTATTGGGTTTTTCTTTATTTCATTCTTAGGGAATATGAATAAAGGACAAGTGGGTCAAGAGGTGTCATATGCTAAATTTATAGATTTAGTTAATGATGGACATGTAATGAAAGTTGTAATAGACAAGTCAGGAACTGTTGTTGGGGAATATCGTGACGGTGGACAGTTTATAACATATTCACCAGGAGATCCACACTTGGTGGATGATTTATTAGAAAATGGTGTAGATATTATTGTAAATCCACCAGAAGAAGGGTCACTCATTGGTTCTATATTCATTTCGTGGTTCCCTATATTACTATTGATAGCTGTGTGGATTTATTTTATGAAAAGAATGCAGGGGGGTGGTCAGGCAGGGAAGTTCACTGGAAAGAATAAAGCTAAGAAATTAGAACAATCTAAAATAAAAGTTACATTTGCTGATGTTGCAGGGGTGGAAGAAGCATTGGAGGAAGTCTCTGAAATGGTGGACTTCTTAAAAAATCCACCCAAATATGTGAAATTAGGTGCAAAAATACCTAAAGGTGCATTAATGGTTGGTCCTCCAGGCACAGGTAAAACATTACTTGCTCGTGCTATCGCTGGTGAAGCAGAAGTACCATTCTTTTCTATATCTGGATCTGATTTTGTGGAAATGTTTGTGGGGGTAGGTGCTTCTAGAGTTAGAGATATGTTTGCGGAAGCAAGAAAATCATCACCTTGTATTATATTCATAGATGAAATCGATGCAGTAGGTAGACAAAGGGGTGCAGGTCATGGTGGGGGTAATGATGAAAGAGAACAAACATTAAATCAATTATTGGTGGAAATGGATGGATTCGATGATAGAGATGGTGTCATTGTATTAGGTGCAACCAACAGGGCAGATGTATTAGATAAGGCATTATTAAGACCAGGTAGATTCGATAGAGAAATTAATGTCGGATTACCTGATATTAAAGGTAGAGAACAAATACTTCAAGTGCATATGAGAAAAGTTCCAACTTCCGATGATATTAAATTAAAATATATCGCTCAAGGTACTACTGGATTTTCAGGTGCAGAACTAGCTAATCTTATTAATGAAGCTGCCCTTGCCGCTGCCAGAGGGGATAGATCTAATATTTGTATGTCAGACCTAGAAAGATCTAAAGATAAATTGATTATGGGGGTAGAAAAGAAAACTATGGTGATGGGGGAGGATGAAAAACGTATGACTGCATATCATGAAGCAGGACATGCTATTGTAGGTAGATTAACTGAAACTCATGATCCAGTATATAAAGTGTCTATTATGCCTAGAGGTAGAGCACTTGGGGTTACTATGTTCCTACCAGAAAAAGATTCTTATTCCTCTTCTAAAGAAAAATTAGAATCACAATTACAATCATTATATGGGGGTCGTATCGCAGAAGAATTAATATACGGAAAAGATAAAGTTACAACTGGTGCATCTAATGATATTGAACGTGCAACATCTATTGCTAGAAATATGGTCAAACGATGGGGACTTTGTGATGCAGTAGGACCACTTTGTTATGAAGATGAACAAGGCGATCCGTTTATGGGTAGATCAATGGGACAACCCGCTCAAATCATTTCACCAGAAATATCTAAACTATTAGATGAGGAAGTTATTAAATTAACAAATAAAAATTATGATAAGGCTAAGAAAATACTTGAAGATAATATGGATATTCTACATTCTATGACTGAATGCTTAATGCAATATGAAACTATTGATAAATATCAATTAGACGATTTATTAGAAAGAAAAGATACTATTAGAGAACCACAGGGGTATGAATAAAGGAGAATCATAATGGATAACCCAATATCAACTACTATTGTTGTTTCGCCAAGCCCAGATCAGGCAAATTTTAATAATAAACTTCATGGAGGGGAATTACTTAAATTATTAGATCAAGTCGCTTCCGCTACCTCTAGAAGATTTTCTAGACTATATTGTATTACCGCTAAAGTAATGGAAGTACAATACCTTGAACCTATAGATATTGGATGCCTTCTATCTATTAGAGGCGAAGTAGTCAAAGTAGGGAGAACTTCTATGACTATCGATATGATTGCAGTAACTGAAAATATTGAAACTTCTACTCAAGTACGATGCGTTACTGCTAAATTCCTTATGGTAGGGGTGGACGCTAATAAATTACCTACTCCCGTACCTAAAATACCAGAATACCATAAAGATAAATGTAAATCATGTGGACACGTCAAACATAAAATAAATGATAATTGGTTTAATCCTAAAATGAATAACCATTACTCACAATATTTTGAGGAAACTGAAGATCGAGACTCCGGATCACTAAAATCAAGTAATAATGACAATTGAACCATACAAACTATTTAAAATATACCAATCTATTAATTACCATTTCGCAAATAATAATTATAATTATCAAAAATATAAAGGGAATATCGCTACTACATTTAATACATTCCAAAATAGAAAGGATAAATACTCGTTCGCTAAATCAGCCAGATACTTCAATAATGAAAATCATGCTAAATTGTTTATACTTTCCGCAATCATTGGTAATGGTATCAAAATAGGAAAATCATTACCACATATTACTAATCTTATTAATCATGATAATATTAATACATATAATATATACCAAGGGAAAATAGATAGAATGCAATATATGTACCAAAATGATATTTCATTTCTAATAGATTATGGAAAACACTATAATATTAATCATATTAATGATATACTTCATGGTAATAATAATCAATATCCCATTTGGCATAAACTTATTATTAATAACAAAATTAATATAGAATCAATTATTATACTAGATATTATTCTAAACTTTATTATAAATATACAAATTAAAGATATATATTTCGATCAGTTCCTTTATACTACTAATCAATATAAATACTTCATTAATATTAATATTCAATTCTATCATAAGTTAACTAAATCTATTTTTGAGGTATCTTTAAGTGAACACATATAACATAAATGCATACGCAGTAATACTACTAGGTATTACTCTTTCTATTATTGCAGCATATTTCTCTATTTCTGGACTTACTAAAATCTTTATTAATAATAATATTCCTATCATTACCATGGGCATAGGGCTGGAAATAGCTAAACTTACTACTGTCAATTGGCTATACCTGAAATGGAACGTATATAATATCGCAATGAAATTATACTTTATTCTTGCAATCATTGGTATTATGATTATTACTTCATTAGGTATATTTGGATTCCTTTCTCACGCCGCACAAGATACTAATACTAATATTATTAAATCTAATATTACTAATAATCTATACCAATCTCAAATACAGTCTAGAAATAATATTATTAATAATGCTAATACCGCACTTAATCAATTAGATAATACTGTCGATAAACTTATTCAATATGATAGAATTAGAGGAATCGACGGCGCAGTACAAACTAGAGAAAATCAAAAACAAGAAAGAAATCAACTTAATAATATCATTATCTCAGCCAATAATGATATTAATGATATAGTAGATAAACAATACAATACTAATATTAGTAAACAATCAGATTATTATGAAGTAGGATCTCTTATTGCTATTTCTAAAATGGTTAATGTCAATGATTATAATAATATTCTTAATATGCTTATCTTTTTAGTTATTCTTGTCTTTGACCCTCTGGCTCTTTTATTAACTTTATCAGGTACTATTGCTATATTATCTAATAGAACTAATGGGAGAACAATAATGGATAAACATACACTCGGTACAGAGGATATGACACCTAATAAACTAAAAAGATGGAAGTCTTTAGATAACAGAATACACGATGATATTGCAGAAAATAGAAGAGGGGTTTAATCCCAGATTAAGGAATGTGCAAAACTAATGAATTTTTTATTAAACCTGAATGAGAATCATTATCATTTGGGCAGACCTCTCATTAAATTTAGTATAAAATAGTATAATAGTCGATATGACTTGACAAATACAATATAATATGTTATACTGTCTATGTTAGGTTATATAAATTATATTAACAAGATGAATATTCATCACAACAGGAGCATTAATGGGATTAGATATAGTAGATTCTAAGAGATTATGTTATGATATAGAGAAGATATATGCGGCGAATCGTAGTAATATATCATATATAGAAGTTATATCAGAATATGCAGAGGATAATAGTATATTAGTAGAAGATATAGTAGGGTTACTAAGCCCACTATTGATGGATAAGATTAAATATGAATCTAATAAATTGAATTTACTGAAGGGGGAGAAGATAAACGAAATAATAATATAGATATAACGATAATAATATACAAAGATATGAGGATATAAAGATATGAGTACAGTAAGTAGATTACGCAAGAATAAGATTAATGTGCAACGTTTGGCAGATGAGTTAGAGAAGACTAGTGGTGCAAAGAAGAGTTATATAGATGAACGATTCTGGAAACCAACTACAGATAAAGGGGGGAATGGTTTTGCGACTATTCGTTTCTTACCCACATTAACTGAGGATGATCCAGTAGCATGGAGACGGATGTTTTCACATGGTTTTCAAGGACCAGGTGGCTGGTATTTGGAGAATTGTCCAACTACATTAGGAGATACATGTCCATTATGCCAAGAGAATACTAAGTTATGGGATACTGGTGATAACTCGAAACGTAATATAGCAAGAGATCGCAAACGAGTATTGAAGTATATAAGTTATATATACGTAGTGGCGGATCCGGCTCACCCTGATAATGATGGTAAAGTGTTCTTATATAAGTATGGTAAAAAGATATATGAGAAATTAAATAACTTAATGATTCCTGAATTCCCTGATGAGATTCCTAGAAATCCATTTGATATAGACGATGGTTGCAACTTCAAATTAAAGATCCGTAAGGTAGATGGATATATTAATTATGATAAATCAGAGTTTGCAGAACCTTCTATATTATCTACAGATGATGATTTTTTAGATACTATACTAGATCAGGTGAAGTCTTTGGATGAATTCACAGATAAGGATAATTTCAAATCATATGATGACCTAAAGTCTAGATTAACTAAGGTACTGGGGTTAGAGGATCGTGTAGAAATTGAACCAACACCAACATATGTTACAGTAGATGATACACCTCCAATGGTGTCTCAGACTGT